TAGAATGCTCGCACCTTAGTGCGTGTAGTCTCTAGTGTTGTGTCCCACATATTAGTTCCTACTCCTCCGAAGAGTCCACGGTACACACGCATGGAAGTGAGCGCCTTAGCGTCCAAATTTCCATTGAAAGTGTAATTTATGGATCCTCGCCAGCCAACAAAGGCTGGATAGAGCCAAGAAAGGAAAGTATGCTGACAATAATTGTAATTAACATTAGCATTATTAGCTTGGTTTTTAGCAACATCTTTCCCCGTTGGATCGTAACCTGGGAGTTCTGGAATAACTGTGAACGTAGACCGAAATATAGCATGCGTTGCTGCTTGATAAGTCGGATTTGGGACATCATTTGAGTCACTCGTAATGATATCCACTAACGACATACGTTGTAGGACGGTGCGCAAAGATTTCACTTGTTCTCCTGTATAAAGGAGTGATGTGGAATCAGGCGCAGTCGCGTCTCCCATCGTAAGTTCGTCAAAAAGGCCACTCTGAGGCGAGAAATAGTATCCATTCGTACGGGGTAAGTTTGGGTTCGCAAACTCAATATTATCCGCAGCTCGAACTGACACCATGATTCTCACTCCATTGGCTGCCGTAGGCTTTTCATTAGGAGAGGACAACACATTGGCTACTCGGACCTGGAGGTATCCATTATCGACACCGGGTCTATAGTCGAAACCATTGGTAGTTACCCATGGTACGTTACCTGAAACAAAGGGTGCATCCGCATAATCTGCTTTGACAGCGAGCCATTGCATGGCTTGTTGGTAAGGAACACGGATTTCAATATCCGAACTTTTCCCTATATCCACTATCTTATTCTGGATCACAGTAACGTTATTTGGCGTTGACGCCATGTTGTCGCCAGGTAAACCTGTTGGGTCCCAACTTATTCTAAGTCGACCCTTGTGGTATTGCGAAGCAATGACTCTGAAGCGGAAGATAATATCTCCTCGCCAGTAACGAAACATAGCAGCAACCCAACCAACAGGTGTAACACCAGCAACAGTACCACCCGCAACAGCAGAATTAGCAAACATCATCGGGGTGACACGAGAACCGAATAGGCACGTGTCAACTCCATGGGTCGTCACCCACTGAAAAGTGGTTAGATATGACTCCCTAGTCGCCAACTCAACTATGTTGAGTGGATCGTCGCAATGATCCCCAATATCTTGGGGGTTCACAGAAATCTCATTTTTGGGATCGAGCGACAGTTTTTCCCTCGGGTAAGGGATGCCAACGTTTGCCATATGGGGAAACGGGCGATTAGCTATACCATCAACCGATCCAATGTTCGGGACTGTAGAAAACCCAAACAGAGAAGCAATATCAGATACAGCTTTCGCACCGACCCGTGTGGCCGTTGCAAGAGGACCTATAACAGGAGCTTTTTCAAGCTTACCTGCCATGTCAGCTATTGCACTAGCTGGCGCAGAGATCGGTCCTTTTCCATACTCATCCTTGACCCTTCCGGTCTGGAGAGCGAGCGGTACCGTTGCACCACTGACCTCTACGTCTGTAGCCCAAGCGAACACTTGGACGGACACACCTGTCGTAGCATCACCACCAACGCCTATCGCGTTGTCTAAAGCATCGACTATGAATAGATTCAAGGTGCCCATCTTAGAGAAGTCCGCAGCTACACTCACCCGCAGCCAGTCGCGCGGCGTGAGAAAGGGGAGCTCCATCTCGCCCCCAGTGCCATTCTGTGGAAACACCCAAACATGGGGTCGTTGTGATCGAACTATAGGTTCGGTCGTAACATTTCCAACATTTCTCGCGTCCCACTGATCCATAGGAGAGTAGGAAGCTAGCATAGCTCCGTAGTAAAATGGAGAAGCATTAACAGTTATCTTGACGTGCATCTTGCAGCGTAGAAACGCATAATTGTTGATCTTATATTTAATAAACTGATCAGAAAAGAAGAGTGCCCACACATTGAGATTCTGCCAGGAAGTAGCGCCAGTTGTCTCGGACCACGTACCAGTAAAGATACGAACGGGCCGGGATAGGAAATCAGATAAAGAGGTATTGGTCACGGTCTTATCAGTAAGAACGTGGTCGTTCCTCTCATTGTAGACCATCCCCCGATCTTCATCGGTGAATTCGACTACAGTTGCTGAAGTTACAGCAGAGTTAAGGTTGGCCGTGGGATTTACCACGGCAGATTGAAATTCATATTGTTGTTGTGCAAGTCATTTTTCTCGGTGGTAGGAAGACTCATTCCTTGCCACCACTTTTGACACACTAGCCCTTCAGCAAGCATCATGGTAAGATTTCGGGGATCGCCCATGCAGAAGTCATCCAACTCCACGCTCTCACTCTTTGTGTCTATTTGAGTGAGCAGTAACTAGTTGGGTAGAGCCTATTTCGGTTTATAAGGATGTTAGGCAAAACACCCGGGTGGGCCAGATCAAAAGAATGATCGACCCTTACTGCGCTCCTCGTAAGAAGCGACCTGCTCATCCCAGGATTTGAATAATTCAGCCTCTTCCCAGTATTCTGGGATATTGGCTGCGACGAGTGCTGATTTGAGATCAGCCATCTTGCTATCATAGACCTCACGGCCGTGCAGGGCTAGCTCAGATCCTGCACTGGTTACAGTTGCTACGCATTGCGCAGCGGCGTCTAATGTCTTACTTTTCACGTTAACCATAGTCATCTTCATGATAGATTCCATGTCTAACGGGCCTAAATATTGATCCAATTCTGGTTCATACCTAAACTTTCGTTTTAACACGTTAGTC